TATGCAGTATTTCACACCACATTATGCTGCCAAACCAACAACAAATGCTGATATAGGAAAGTCGTTGGCAGACAACTTCTTACCAACATTGGTTAAATGGGGTGCGGGTGCATGGTTAGGTGGTCAGATTGTTGATGGCTTATCTGAGACATCGATGGTTCTTGGTGCTGGATCATCCATTACCAATCAAACATCGGGTTTTGATTTGAATCAAAACTCCCCGATAAATAGTTACAATCCGGGCGGTGATTTTAATCCATTACCTATAGAACCAGAAGCATTACCGGAAATACTACCTGTAATACTACCTTAGTATGAAACGAGGGATGGAATAACACCTATCCCTCGTTTATCATTTTCATTAGATCTTCTCTATTCATAACAAGATTATTGTTATTGACGGTGACGTTATCTGCGCCTTTCACTATATTACCAACGAGCAGTTTCTTTTCCTTGATATCCAGATCCCTTTCTTTCTGTTTTAGTATCTCGCTATTATAAGATGCTCCTGTGATTGAGTTTGCGGCGGATGTAACGGAATCTATCAATTTACCACACGCCTCTATAAGTGATGCCGTGTATGTTCCCCTATCACCAGTTATATCACCCTCTATTTTATCAAGAAATCTGTTTGCTCTATTAATATTGTCCATGATGATGCCATCGATATCAGGCATATCACTTTCCAGATCTTTGAGCTCCTTTCTCATAGATTTCACTTCATCTATGATCTCCCCGGTATTCATATCTATAACTTGATTGTTTTCGATAGCCACATTGAATATATCATCTAATCCAGATATATCAGCATCCGGTTCCGGTTGTTCCCTTCTATATCTGTTATCTTCTGTTTCCATATATCTATTTATAACCCAACACTCAAATATCAAGGCATAAAAAAACCCCTTGCCAATAAAGGCAAGGGGTTTTTATTCTTATACTACTTTATTTCCGATTAAGGAGTTGTATTCATGTTATCAAATACGCATCTAATGTAATAATTTGACGCTCCAAACATGTTGTTATGTATAGCATATCTGCTCATGAGACCAACACTTGGTTGGAATGAATCTTCATAGGTAGCTTTACTTACCATCAACTGAATGTATGGAAGATATATGATACCTGTATCATAAGAAGACACACCTTTATAACCAACAACGATATCATCAACTGTAGCAAATGTATCACGATATACCATCATTCTACCGTCAAGAGAACCAACCTTAGCAACACCTGTAACAGCGGTATTAACGTCAGTATTAACGGGTGCTACTGTAAATGCTGAAGTGGCTTCAAGAGCCGCACACATAACAGGAGACGCGATGGTAAAGTTACCAGCACCTCTACGAGTATCGATAGCGATTTGGTTAGACTTACGAATAAGAACATTATAAATGTTTCTGTATTTTTCAGCTTCCCAACGACCATCAAGAGCCTGATAATCGATAGTTTCTGATGATGTATTAAGATTGGCACTTTCTTTGATCTTGAAAATCAATTCACGATCAATCTCGGCGGTAATCTCGTATGCCAGGATGTCCATCATTTCTTCTTCGATGTTCAAACCATGCATCGCTTTCAGATCTTGAGATACCTCAACAGACCAACGAGACTTCAATTTACGTGTTCCAGCTTCTACTTGAGCTTTTTCAAGTGTCATACTGATTTCACGGATACCAGATCCATCACCAATACCTAAACCACCACCAATTCCTGGGAATTCATTAGGTGGTGTTCCTACATCAGAAACAGTGTTAGAACCAAGTTCTTCACCGCTTGGTCTTGAAAATGCCGCAGATGCTGAAGGATTACCAGAGTAATACGGATCAATTGTGTTATGACCAACTTCTGTGCCAGGGGTTCCGGCGTAAGATTGATCGGCTTTGTATCTAAGTGCGAAGGCCAGTCCAACAGGAGACGTAAGTGGTTGAACACCTACAACCTCATGAGCGATAAGCTCAGGGAATGTTCTACGAACCATAGGGATAGCGATCTTATAAAAATCGGCATCACCCGCTACACCACCTGATACAGCATCACCTGACCAAGTTGTAGCTTCATCTATTTTGTTTCCACCATGAAGGTAGGAAAGCTCATTTTCCAACATAAGAGCGGTGGTTTTCTCAACGTAGCTATTTTTAATATCTCCGCCTTCTTTGAGAATTTCACCCCATTTTTTTACTAATTGTTTTACTTCCATTTTATTAAATCTCCCTTGATTATTCAGAAGAACCTTTGATTCCTTTCAACCAAATACCCTTATAGGTCTCCCACGGAGTCTTATCACTTTCGTTCAAAGACCTCTTGGTTTTGACCTCAGAATGTCCCTCTTCTACTTTTTTATCTGGCTTCATTGTTTTGCCACATTCAGGACACTCCATTTCATCCAATTCGTCTTTGACGGTCTCTTTATTGCCACAGGATTCGCATGCCATTTCATATGTCATATCTTCATCACCGTCGCCGTCACCGTCGCCGTCTTCATCACCGTCATCGTCTTCGGTAATAACACCCAATGTTTCAACAATGATAGAGAACTTCTTATCGATGTTCTCTTTGATTATCTCATCACCAAGAAGGCTAATAACACGCTTCTTTTGTGACTCGGTAAGACCATCACATTTCTCTCTAATATAGAGTTGTGCCGCCATCTCACTGGCATCCTGCTCAAGATCAAGATTCATTCCGGTGGACTCATCCACCTTCTTTCTTAAATCTTCAATCTCATTTTTTGCTTCTCTAAGCATTTCACGTACTTCATCGGAGATCATCCCCTCATCTATCGCTAGACGGGTCTTGAACTGTTCGATAAGCTCGTGATATAATTCACCTTGCTTTGCATATTTGATAACGTTCTCAGGAATAACCATCTCCTCATCAAGAACGGTATCTACAAAGTTAGAAAACTTAGAAGTGAGACCATCACGATATTCATCGAATTTGTTCTCATATTCCTCTTTCAGTTTTGTTTTCTCGGTATCAAGCAACCCTTCAACTTTAGATTCGGCAATTTCTGATGCCTTAACTTCAATGACAGTTTTAAGAGTTTCCTTGAGTTCTTCTTGCTTGGATTCGTCTAATCTATCAATTCCAAGAATCTCAAAAATTTTATCCATGTTGTCCTCTTTGTTTATATAGTCATTATCTATCGGCGACTATCAACCATTTGTCTTGTATATACTATATTTATCTTTATTCCTTAGTTTATCAGGCAAAACTGATTTTGACTGGAATACCAAAGAAAAACGATGGTTATATTCTCTTTATGTTGTCTTCTATCAAAGATTTACAGTATTTTACATATTCCATTATAGCATCTTCTTTACTCATTTGTGGCTTGATTTCACCTGGAAGGTTGAAATTCCTACCTTCAAGTATACCATTCATGAATTTACTGCCAGGATTTGAGGCATCAGCCACAACATCCCAACACAATAATGAAAAGTCCTCATTTACATATCCTGATTCATTTACTGTACCAAGACCTCTGCTGCTCATACCAATTGTTCCGTCTTTGATAAGACTATTTACTATATCACCCATGGGTGTTGATAGTATCTTAGCTTTACCATAGACATCATTACCTCTCCATTCTAGTGATTCGATTATAATGGCAGCCCTATCAAGATTGATCTCACTTGATTCGGGATGTGTTAGTTCGCCCCACGATGTTTTGGTATTAACCTTTTCCTTGATAAACTTATCAACTTCACGATCAAGAATATCTCTTCTGTATTTTCTTCCGTTTGCGTTTTTCACTTCGGCAGTGGCAAAAACACCAATGATGTATGGGGTTTTGCTCTTACTCTCCCAAAGTTCAATATCTGTAGAAGATTCTGTTATTAAAAAAGCCATTTTACTCCTCGTTTGTGCTCCCATCATCTGTTGATGAATCAGAATCGGCTGTTTGAATGGGGTCAGCCTCTAAATCAAGTTTTCCTTTGATAAAGTCATTCACAGCTTGTTTTACTTCCGTTCTTAGTGTTTCTTCACTGTCGGCATATTTCTCGTCAGCAAATTCATCAAACGCCTTTACAATTTTGTCCTTATCCATTTGAACTTCTCCTTTTATATACAATACTTATATTATAAACGATATTTCTTTAAAATATCGTTTGCTAAAAATCATCCTTTGGAAGAAACTTACCATCATCCTTGAATCCTTCAGCATTTTCCTTTATCATATCATCATCCCATTTCAGGTATTTCTTCATCAAGAATGTTTTGCTGAACTCAGGATTGTTTGATAAATTGGTGTAATTGTTCATTTGTGTCTCAAGAGACATCTGCCTCATTTGTTGTTTATAGTCATTAGGAGGTGTCATAGTGATATTGATTTTATTGATATCAATATCATATTCCGACTTCAAACCCTTGAATTCAAGGTGTAGTAAAAACAGATCTGTGAACAACTGACAAAACTTCTGTTGATGTCTTTCAAGGTATTTGGCCCATCGTATTTCGTCGATTGTAATCTCAGATGAGTTTCCACCCATAAATAAGGTTTCACCCTGCCTACGCTCTTCTGAGCCTATTACACGACTTATTGGATATTTCAATGCTGTGTATAGCTTACGAGCGAAGTAGTAAATATCGTCAAGTTCGGCAAATCCAGAAGGATTTCCACCGATTGAATCAACACTTGATCCCCTACCATCAGAAGATTGAGGTAAGAAATAGTTATCCATCATTGACATTACATCTGTTTGGTTTCGAATCTGGCCCGATTTGGTATCGAACTCCACCCGTTGTGTCAGTTTTTTCTTTATCTTATCAACAAACTTCAATGACTTATCCCTTGGCATAGCACCAGTATCAATACTGAATACTAATCTTTCCGGGGCTTTGACAATACGATAGATAATTACAGATGTTTCAAGAAGCTTCAATTGGTTGAATGGTTGTTTAGCCTTCTCCAAATAACCCTGAACGTTCTTCTTTGATCCTTGATATATCCCATAATCAATATGTGATATCTGTTCTGGATAGAAGACAATGATCTTATCATCTTTCTCAGCATCTTCTATAGATTTTGGTGCTTTGGCATCCGGTGATAGTGTTTGATAAAACCACTCAATCCGACCAGATCTTGGATTAAGGTAATAATCCATTGTCTCTGTTGGTAGTTTTTTGATATTGATGATGCCATTAGAACCCTTACCCTTTTGAACTACCTTCTCAAGATACAGCTCGGCATCAACATAGTATGTTCTTACAAGATCTATTATTAGACTGTTTATTCTAATCTTTCTATGGAACAGATCGTCAAATTCTTCTTGTAGGTTATTAACTATGTTCTCGTTATCATTGATATCAGCATTGATTATGTCAAGTTGTAGGATTTTTCCGTTTTCATCCTCCTGTGTGGATTCTATCGATATATCCTCAAGTATTGATGAAATCTCCGGCATCTCTGACATAAATCTATAGTTGTCAATCTTTAGTCGTTTGGTAGAGAAACCTGTATTGATAAAATCGCTATAGAATTTATTGAACCCACCAACAGACTCACGACCTATAAGACTCAAGTATAAAGCATCATCTACACCCTCACCCGATATAGAATCTATAAACTTATCTGAGACCCCACTAGATCCTTTATTTTTAAAGGTTTTGGTAGCCTCTGTAAGCTCACTACCCGAAAACCAGTTATTCCAAAATGCCATATATTATCCTTTACAAATATTTGATTACAAATATCATCGCATAGTTCTTCGGTCTTGTTTCGGCTGTTCCGTTAGCACTTGATGACGCCCATTGACCCCTTCTATCATTCCTATCAGCCCAACCCTCATTATTAGAGAAGTTGTTATCCATATAATATTGATGGTTATGACTGACTATCTGCTGTTCTTGTATAGATCCCACAAGATCACCATTGGTATATCCAGAATTTCTTGAATTCCTATCTGGATCATACCATGTGCCATGTGCCCATCCCCTTATAAACAGCCCTCTATAATCAGGTAATTTGAAATTGGTGTAATTTGTCGTCCCATACCTTGTCCCAATTGCATTATATAATGTATTGTATGTGGTTCTATTGAGAGTGGCCCCACTACAATATAGCCATCCACTATTTAATACACCGGTCTGTCCTCTAGGAAGGATCATCACACTGCCGGGAAGATGATCCGACCATGTTCTGTTATCATCTTGAAAAAAATCTTTTATTTCAGACACTTATACACCTCAATATTTTATACAGAAAAGAACATTTATGTTCTTTGGTCTTGTTTCATTACCACCATAGTAGGTTAATTCATACTCGCGACCACTTTCATTTGTATTATCCCACAGACCTCTAGGTGATGTACCGTCTGGATTGGT